AACGCCGACTTCAACACCGATGCTCCGGTGCTGCAGGACGGCAAGGTGACCCGCTTCCTCGGGATCAACTTCATCCACACCGAGCGTCTTCCGACGTCCTCGGGCTTCCGTCGCTGCCCCGTGTGGGTGCCGTCGGGCGTCCACCTGGGCATGTGGAACGACATCGCATCCAACGTCACGCAGCGTCGTGACCTCTCTTCGCATCCCTTCCAGGTCTACCTGATGGGAACCTTCGGCGCCACGCGCACCGAAGAGAAGAAGGTCGTCGACATCCTGTGCGCCGAGTAAGGGAGTAACACACCATGGCAGTCGAAGCTCGCAAGTCCTCCCTGATCACCAACGCTGACGCGGTCCCGGCCGTGCTCAACAACCCCCGCATCGACGGTGGTTTCGAGCGCGTGAAGGTGTCCACCGCCGACGTGACCAACCTCGACAGCATCGGTAGCACCTACCGGCTGTTCCGGGTGCCGTCCAACGCCGTCATGACCGACCTCCGGGTGTACTGCCCGGCGATCACGACCGCTGCGACGGACATCGGCCTCTACCGCACCGCCAAAGACGGTGGCGCGGTGGTGGACGCTGACCTGTTCACCTCGGCGCAGGTGCTGACCTCGGCGCTCGCTGGCACCGATGTCCTGCACGAGTCTGGCGTCTTCTCGCTCGCGAACAGCGGCAAGGAGCTCTGGGACGCCCTCGGCCTCACGAGCGACCCGTCGGTGTTCTACGACGTGACGATGACGCTGACGGCCGCTGCCGGTTCCACCGGCGTGGTCAAGGTCATCGGTCGCTACTCGGCGTGATGAACTGGGGCGGGCCGGGTTGACCGGCTCGCCCCTTCCTTCTGGGAGAGAGACATGGCTGACCGTTTCTACGGCATCGATCGCGGCAACCAAGGCGTCCGCAACGTGACGGAGAGCGCCTCCACGACCGGCCTCGATGTCGAGGTGCGTGTGGACCTCATTGGCATGAGCAAGTCCGAGGTCATCTTGATGCTCGACACGCTCAAGGAAGCCATCGTTCAGGACAGCTGGCCGCCGGCTTAACGGCTGCGGGAGACGCCCGTGGCTACGAGTGATGTCGCAATCGCGAACCTCGCGCTCACCAAGATTGGTGACCTGCGAATCACTTCGCTCACGGAGAACACGAAGCCTGCGCGTGAGCTGAACGCCGTCTATGGGATGCTGCGCGACAAGCTGCAGCGGACCTACAACTGGCGGTTCTGCGTCAAGCGGGCGAACGTGGCGGCCGATGTTGCCGCTCCGACCTTCGGCTACACCTACCAGTACACGGTACCGGCCGACTGCCTGCGTATCCTGCAGGTGAACACCTACTTCCCGGCGCCGGACCTCTCCGATCTCATCGGCAGCGGTGGGCAGGAGTACCAGCTCGAGGGCGGGAAGATACTGACGAACTTTTCGGGGCAGATGAACCTGCGCTATCTGGGGCGCATCACCGACCCGACCAAGTTCGATGCGGCCTTCGACGAGGCGTTTGCGGCCCTGCTGTCGTACAACGTCGCCGAGGCCCTGACGCAGTCTGACGGCAAGAAGAACGCCGCGCTGCGCGACTACCGGATGTGCCTCATGGAGGCGGTCCGGGCCAATGCCATCGAGAACCCACCGGAGTCCATCGCCGACACCACCTGGCTGTCCGTGAGGCTCTGATGCCTAGCGTCAATCCAGCCGTCGTCAACTTCAACGGGGGCGAGGTCGGGTCGCTGATGAGCGGCCGGACCGACTTCGAGAAGTACGGTTCGTCCGTGTACCGGATGCGGCGGTTCATCCCGACCGCGCAGGGGCCTGCGAAGCGGTGTCCCGGCACGAAGTATGTGCTGCAGGCGCGGTACCCCGATAAGCGGGTGTGGCTGCAGCGTTTCGAGTTCGCCTTCGACCAGGCGTATGTCATCGAGTTCGGCGACTACTACTGCCGGTTCTACACCGATCGCGGTGTGGTGCTGGAAGACCCCATCGACATCTCGGGCATCACCAACGCCAACCCCGGCGTGGTGACCTATGTCGGCGCCGACCCGTCGAACGGCGACTGGATGTATGTCTATGGCGTCGTCGGCATGACCGAGGTGAACGGGCGGTATGTGAAGGTCGCCAACGTGAACACGGGCGCGAAGACCTTCGAGCTTAATGACATCGATGGCGGCGTTATCGACACGACGGCGTATGGTGTCTACGGCGGCAACGGTGATGCGGCGCGGGTGTACACCATCGCGAGTCCCTATGCCGAGGAAGACCTGTTCACCGCCGAGAACACTTCGGCGATGTCCATCTCGCAGTCCGGTGACGTGCTGTACATCGGCTGCGAGGGCTACCAGCCGCGCACGCTGACGCGCTCTGGGAACACGAGCTGGGCGTTCGCGGCCTATGCACCGACGGACGGCCCGTTCCAGCGCGAGCCGGATGCGCGGGTGAACTTCACCCTGTCGGGGACGAGTGGCAACGTCACGGTCACCTCTGCGTCGGCCATCTTCGACAACAACTCGGTCGGGATGCTGCTGCGGCTGCAGCCGGTGAACATCACGACGACGCAGTGGGAGACGGCCAAGTCGATCTCGGCGGGGAACATCCGCAAGTCGAGCGGCAAGTTCTACGAGGCCGTGAACTCGGCGACGACCGGCGCGGTGCGTCCCATCCACGAGGAGGGGCAGGACTACGACGGCAACGCCGGGGTGCTGTGGGAGTTCCTGCATCCGGGCTATGTGGTACTCAAGATCACGGCGGTGACGAGCACGACGCAGGTGAGCGCCGATGTCATCGGGCCGGGCGTGGCGCCGAACGAGCTCCTGTCCTCTGCCGAGTGCAACTACCGGGTAGGTGCGTGGGGCCTCGGTATGGGTGCGTCCTATCCGTACAAGACGGCCTTCTGGCGCGACCGGCTGTGGTGGGGCGGCGGGCAGAACATCTACGCCTCGGTGGCCGGGGACTATGGCTCGCACGCGCCTGACACGATGGGCGAGATTCTCGCCGACAACGCGCTGAACCTGACCATCGCCATCGGCAACGTCGACAAGGTGCGCTGGATGCGCCCCGGCAATGCGCTCATCGTCGGCACCGCCGGCGCGGAGATTGCCGTGCGCGAGAACATCACGACCGCCCCGCTCGGCCCGGAGAACGTCAAGTTCGACCTGCAGAGCGCCGAGGGGTCGATGGAGCTCGAGCCTGTGCTGGTCGAGGACGCGGTGCTGTTCGCGCGCGTCGGCGGCCGGCGCATCATGGAGCTGCGGTTCGACATCCAGGCTGATGCGTGGGTGCCTCGGGACATGAATGTGCTCTATCCCGAAATCACGCGCTCGGGCATCGTGGACATGGAGTATCAGAAGGAGCCGGACGACATCCTCTGGTGCGTGCTCGGCGACGGGCGGCTCATCGGCCTGACCTACGACCGCGAGCAGAACATCTACGGGTGGCACCAGCATCCCATCGCGGGGAACGACGCGAAGGTGGAGGCGGTGCAGATCATCCCGAGCCCGAACGGCGACCTCGACGATGTGTGGCTTGTGGTCTCGCGCACCATCGAGGGCGACTTCCCGTATGAGTTGGCGCTTGAGGCCGGTGGCAACCTGCTGACCGAGGGCGAGGACCAGTTGGTCATCGAGGCCGATGTGAACCGCACGCAGCGGTTCATCGAGTACATCGGGCAGTCGCTGGAGGAGGGTGAGGACATCCAAGGCGCGGGGTATCTCGACGCTTCGTTGGAGTTCAATCCCGTCGTCCCTGCTGACCTGTTCATGGCTGACGGCTACGAGATTGCGGGCTCGACCGGGGTGCAGGCCACGGTGCTGTCGTCCATCGAGATCGCCACCGAAGCCGACGAGATCATCGAGACGGAAGCGTTCGAGCTCATCGTCATCAACGACCCGGTGTTTGCTGCGACGGATGTCGGCCGCGAGATTGTGTACCGCTACTACGACACCGCGAACGAGCTTTGGCGCTCGGCGCGCGCGGAGATCACGTCCTACATCGACCAGGAGAATGTGCTGACGACCATCGTGGCGGCGTTCCCTGACGATGATGTGCCGTTCAACGAGTGGCGGCTGACGGCGACGACGCTGCGCGGCCTGTGGCACCTTGAGGGCGAGACGGTGTCGGCGCTTGCTGACGGGCAGGAGGTGAACGACCTTCTCGTGACGGATGGCACGGTGACGCTGCCGTTCGCAGCCTCGCGTGCGACGATTGGCTATCCGTACACCTCGACGCTGGCGACGCAGCGGCTGGAGGCTGGCGCGTCTATCGGGACGGCGCAGGCGAAGGTCAAGCGCATCCACAAGTGCGGCCTGCGGCTCTATGCGAGCCTCGGGGGCAAGGTGGGGCCGGGGCCGACGAATGTCGACCTCATCCAGTACCGCACGAACAACGACTTCATGAACGAAGTGCCGCCTCTGCTGACCGGGGATACGGATGTGTTTGCCTTCCCCGGTGGCTACGAGACGGACGGGCGCATCTGGGTGGTGGCTGACCAGCCGCTGCCGATGACGGTCATCGCGCTCTACCCCGAGCTGGAGACGCAGGGGTGATCGAGGTCCGCAAGTTCCGACCTGCCGACCTCGACGAGTTGAGGTTGCAGCCGGCGCAGGAGTACCTCGCGGCGTTCGTGGGGCGCCCGGGCTACGGGCAGGAGCTGGTCGAGGCTGGGCCGTGTTACACGGTGCGGCGTGACGGGCTCATCATCTGCTGCGCCGGGGTGGTGAACCTCTGGGCTGGGCGGGCGTCGGCTTGGGCGCTGCTGTCGTGGGATGCGGGCAGGAGCATGAGGGGGCTGCACCGGGAGGTGCTGCGGTTCCTCGATGGGTGCGGGATCAGGCGTGTGGAGGCGTATGTCTACCCGCAGTTTGAGCCCGGCCACAGATGGGCGACAATGCTCGGGTTCGAGCGCGAGGGCCTGATGAAGGCGTTCGGGCAGGATGGGAGCGACATGGTCATGTACGCGAGGGTTCGGTAATGGCGGCAGCACTTCCGTTTGTGGCGATTGCTGGTGCGTCAGCAGCGGCCGTGTCGTCGTTGATGGCGACCGGGCAGCAGCGTCAGGTAGGCGCGGCGCAGGCGCGGGCGCTTGAGATGGAGGCGTCTGTCGCGCGCCGGCAGGCTGGCCTTGAGGAGGAAGCGCTGCGCCGGGAGACCCAGCGGCAGTTCGGCGAGCTGCGTGCGGCTGGCGCGCAGGCCGGGCTGACCGAGTCGGCGACCTTCTCGGATGTCTACAAGCAGGCGGCCACGGCTGCCGAGCTCGACGCGCTGTCGCTGGCCTATCAGGGCGAGACGCAGGCGCAGGGGTTGCTGACCGAGGCTCGAACCACTCGCGCGTCGCGTCAGTCGTGGGCTTCTGGAATCTTGCAAGCCTCCATGTTGGGGCTTGGTGGGTATGCTAGCGCCGGCGGCACTCTGCCGAGTGGCGGCGCAAAGGCGTCGCAGTTGACGGGTGTGCAGGTGACCGGGCGCCGGGTGCCGACCACGATGACAAGAATCGGCCCGAGGTGATCCATGGCGAAGCTTGAGTTCTACCGCCGACAGGTTGTCCCGCGCATCGCGACGCCGAGCACGCGCGGGCTTGCGGCTGTGGGTGCTCAAGCGGTGGAGACTGCCGAGGCTGTGGCGCGTGGGGCGCAGGCGTTTGGGCAGCTCTCGGCGGACCTCGACCAGTTGCGGGTGGAGGATGCGTTCAACCGGCTGCGCGATCGGCAGACCGACCTGATGATGAACCCGGAGACGGGGTTCTCGTCCAAGCGTGCCTCCGATGCGGTGGCGCCGGACTTCATGACGCGCTACTCGGGTGACTTCGACAAGGCGATTGAGCAGGTCGCTGCGGAGTTGCCGAGCGCGCGACAGCAGGACCTGTTCCGGCGGCGCGCCGGGATGGCGAAGGCCGAGTTCGATGACTCGCTGATGCGGCATGTGCTGCGCGAGACCGAGCAGTACCGGGACACCGTCTATGAGGGCGCGGTCAAGACCGAGACCAATGTGGCGGCGCTCAACTGGCGCGACCAGGCGAAGGTGAACGACAGCATCGCGCGCATCGCGGCGAACACGGCGCTGTGGGCCGACCGCAAGGGCATCACCGGGGACGCGCTGCTCGCGGCCCAGATGGACAATGTGGACCAGATCCACGCGGCGGTGGTCAATTCGGCGCTCGATGCTGGCGATGTGGAGTTCGCGGCGACTTACATCGACCGCAACCGGGCGACCATCAAGGCGCCCCGGCTCGTGGAGCTCGAGGGCAAGGTGGCGACCGAGACCGACCTGCGTGCGTCTGCACGCATCGCGGACGATGTCATCAAGTCTTTCGGCCGGCGCATCCCGAGCGAGACCGAGGTGCGCCAGAAGGTGCGCGAGATTGCCGGCGACAATGTGCGGGTGCGCGACGACGCGACGCAGGAGGCTCTGGCGCAGGTCGGGTCGATGCTGCGCGACCGTGAGCGGCGCGAGCAGGAAGTCATGGCGTCGGTCTACGGGCGGCTGGAGGCGAACGGGGGCAACCTCGCGGCGCTGCCGGCGTCGCTGCGCGCGGCCATCCCTGGCGACAAGCTCGGGGCGGTGCGGAACTACGCTGACGGGCTGCGCGGTGGCGGCAAGGTCGAGACCGACTTGGACCTGTACTACAGGCTGCGGACGAACCCGGCTCTGCTGCGCGCGACGAACCTTCCGGCGCTGCTCAACCGCTTGGGCGAGTCAGAGTTCAAGGAGCTCACTCGGCTGCAGGCCGATGTTATTGATGCGCCGGACGTGGCGCAGACTGAAATCCAGACGACGACGCAGCGCATGCACATGCGGCTGATTGAGATGGGGATTGACCCGACGCCGAAGCCCAACACGGAAGCATCCAAGCGGGTGGCGCGAGCGTTTACAAGACTGGGCGTTGACATCCGCGATCAGGAGCGTGCGGCCGGGCGCAAGTTGACGCCGGAGCAGCTTGAGGCAACCATCGATCGGCTGTTCGCCAATGTCGAGGTGCGCGGCAGTCTCTTCGGCACCACGGGCGTGGCGCTCTTCGAGGTGGAGCCCGGCAAGGAGGTCGTGACGGTGACGGTGCCGGAGTTCGACCGGCGGCAGATTGCTGCAGCGCTGCGGGCGCAGGGCAAGCCGGTGGACGAGGTGAACATCCAGTACTACTTCAAGAAGGCGCAGGGGCTCATCAAGTGACCGACTACCGACGGCTGGTTGAGGAGGAGAACCCCTACCTCGACCTGATGCGGCAGGAGCAGACCGGGGCCGTGCGCTCGGCGATGTACGGTGCCGCGCAGACCGAGCCGGATGTCGAGGCCGAGCTGCGGCGGCTCGCCGAGAAGGTCAACGTCCCCGTCGAGACGGTGCGGGCCGACCGCGAGGAGATCAAGCGGCAGGCCATCCTCGGCGAGGTGGACTACGACAACCTCGTGAAGTCGAGTCCGGTGACGGCAACATTCCTGTCC